TGTTTGAATCAGATACAGGCAACTATCCACCGACTGTAGGCACAGTCATACTAGGCGAAGACACAGGCGGAGGGTTTCAGGCTAGAGGTGTTGTAGAAAATATAGACATTCTTAAAAATAGTGCGACACAGGGCGTCGCATCAGCACCTACAGACGTTGATGGTTTGGTAAGACAATATCCTTTGTTATTGCGTACTGATACAGGTTTCGCTCCAAGCCTACCCATAGAAATAATTAAAAACATCACCGGGGCAGACACATATATTATAAATATGACTGATAGTGAGATACGAGTACCATCACTACCACCTATATCAGTAGACTCAGCACACAGAAAATGGATTAGCTATGTAGATACGCCAGTCATTACTCTGGATGATTTGTCTGGCGCAGAAGACAAGATAACCATAATAGGTACTTCTGGTGGCGGCATAATGCCTCAAGTGCCTACAAGCAAAGGTTTAATGTACCCACATTTCTTGCAAGCAGCTGTAGCAGAGTCAATATTATTACCTGAGTCTCCCAGGATCCCTGAGTGGCATTTAGGAGCTGAATTAGCCATCTTTTTATTATTCTGTTTACTGGCCTGGTTTCTTACACAAAGACTAAGCATGTCTGTTGGTCTGATTTACTTTGGTATATCTGCTGGATCTTTGGCTACATTTGGCATTTTTACCATCCAAGATGGTGTGCTTATTGATGTAACTTGGTCTTTGATTAGCCAGTTCATAATAGGTAGCACCTCGTATTACATAAAATACCGAGAAGAATACATACTAAGACAACAAATCAAAAAACAATTTGAGCATTATTTAGATCCTCGCCAAGTCAAACAACTACAAGATAATCCAGATTTACTTAAATTAGGAGGATCTAGGCGTTACATTACTGTACTTTTCACTGACGTCCGGGGATTTACTAGCTTGTCAGAATCTATGTCGCCAGAAGATGTGACTTATATAATGAATCGAGCATTAACGGCTCAAGTTGAAGCTGTAAGGCAATATGGCGGTACCATAGACAAGTTCATCGGGGATGCGCTTATGGCCTTCTGGAACGCGCCTTTGGAGATAGAAAGACACGAAAACGCTGCTGTAGATTGTGCAATACAAATGCGAAAAAATATGGACAAACTAAATATTGAGCTGGTTGATGCAGACTTACCACCAGTATCAATAGGCATAGGCATAAATAGTGGCGAGGCTATAGTTGGAAATATGGGATCTGATACTAGGTTTGATTACACTTGTATAGGCAGTCCTGTGAACGAAGCAGCTAGACTGGAATCCAGTTGTAAAGAAGTTGGCGTAGATTTAATTATCGGCAGACCTACTGCTTTAAAATCGGATCAAATACTAAAAGAACTAGAACCAATAAAAGTAAAAGGCGTTGAAAGACCATTACAAATCTATGGTTTATTTGAGTCATAAAGACAAAAGATGCAAACTATTACAAAATTGTATTAAAATGAACAAAAAGGAAATATATGAGTAAGATTTTATTAGGTGTAATTGGAGTTTTAGTTTTTATTTGTTCAGTCTTGTACTGGCAAAACTCAAGATTATCTGCATTGAATGACGCTTTTGAACTCCGAGACGCAGAACAAAAAGCTGCGATAGAAAACTTGCAAAACGATTTTGCACTACAAACTTCTTCTCTTCTTAACCTACAATCTAAAAATCAAGAAATAGAAGCTGAAATGAGCAGATACCTAGACATATTTAAACGTCACAATCTGACTAAATTAGCTAAAGCAAAACCTGGTTTGATTGAAACCAGAGCAAACAAAGGAACTAAAGATGTATTTGATAGCATTGAAAAAGATACTGCTGGTATTGACAGTCTTGACGATGGCTTGCAGTTGCAGCCTGATACCAAGTAAAAAGGTCGAAATAGTAACCAAACCGATAGAGCGAAATATCGTACAACCGATATTGCCAAGAGCAGTAGATCTTAAAGATCCATATTGGTATGTGGTGTCAGATAAAAACTTAGAAGAGTTTTTACAAAGAGTTGAAAAAGAAGAAGGATCTGTAGTATTTTTCGCGATGTCAGTACCAGATTACGAGCTCATGGCTTACAACATGCAAGAGCTCAAAAGATACATCAAGGAACTAAAAGAAGTGGTTGTCTATTACAGAACTGTGACCACAAACCAAGGAGAAAGGGATGAGTAAATCACCAGAGGCTTTCGTTTATAAATGCACTTTGCGTAGCATTACCGATGGAGACACTATTCGGCTCCAAACCATAGATCTCGGATTCTCGGTGCAATTACATAACAAAGCCGTGCGCATAAATTCCATTGATACCCCGGAAAGCCGCATTAATATTAAAAGATACCCAGAAAGAGCAAAGGAAAAAGAGCTCGGTTTGTTGGCAAAACAAAAACTTAAAGAGTGGCTTGTTGGTGATATTACAATAAGATCTTATGGAACAGATAAATATGGGAGAGTATTAGCAGATGTCTTTTGTGAAAAAGGTAATGTTGCTGATTTGCTTAAAAAAGAAAACCTTGCTGTCGATTACCACGGCGGCACAAAAACCAAGAAATGGGGAGAGTAATATGGAAAAAATGGAAATTTCACAAGAAGGTTTAGCACTTATCAAACGCTACGAGGGGTGTTCTTTAACCTCCTACTTATGTCAAGCAAACGTACCTACTATCGGATATGGAAGCACTCGTGGCGTTGAAATGGGTATGGAAATATCACAAGAAAGAGCCGATGCTTTGTTATTAGAGGACGTGGCTGACTTTGAAGAAGCGGTTAATGAATGTGTTAAAGTGCCATTAACACAAAATCAATTTGATTCGATTGTAGCCTGGTGCTTCAACATCGGTGAAAACGCCATGCGTAATTCAACACTTTTGAAAGTTTTGAATAATTCTGAGTACCAAAAAGTACCAAGCGAAATGAAACGATGGAACAAAGTAACTGTAAATGGCGAGAAGGTAGTAAGCGATGGTTTGATGAGACGACGTGAAGCCGAAAGTTTACTTTTCAAAGATGAACCATGGCACGAAGTTTAACGATATGTAATACTACCCACAGACGCCTTGGGCGTTTAGAGTTGGGTGGTTTTACGTCACTACCTGACCACCTAACTCGACTATGAGCGAAGTTTCTTTCAAAGACTTTGATATTCTGTCTGAAACTGATAAGGCGGAAGCTGTAGCGTTACTTAACAGATACGAACAATTAGAAAAGCAAGACTCTTGCCAAAATGATTTTATATCTTTTGTAAACCACATGTGGCCGGACTTTATTGAAGGCAGACACCACAAAATAATAGCTGAAAAGTTTAATAAGATTGCAGAGGGTAAACTTAAAAGATTAATCGTTTGTTTACCGCCAAGACACTCTAAGTCTGAATTTGCATCAACATTCTTCCCGGCATGGATGATGGGCAAAAAAGGTAATCTTAAAATAATACAAACAACACACACCGCAGAACTGGCTGTACGATTTGGTAGAAGAGTAAGAAACATAATAGACAGCGAAGAGTATCAACACATTTTTCCAGATCTGAAACTGCAAGCGGACAATAAAAGCGCGGGAAGATGGACAACCAACAAAGAAGGTGAGTCTTTCTATGCTGGTGTGGGTGGTGCTATTACAGGTCGTGGTGCTGATTTACTTATTATTGATGATCCGCACTCAGAACAAGATGCTTTGTCACCTAAAGCCATGGAATCAGCTTACGAATGGTACACATCTGGGCCAAGGCAACGTCTACAACCAGGTGGCATCATAGTTATAGTTATGACGCGATGGAGCACTAAGGATCTGGTTGGTAACGTATTAAAAAAACAGTCAGACGAATTTGCGGATCAATGGGAGGTTGTAGAGTTTCCCGCTATCATGCCAGAATCAGAACAACCTTTGTGGCCTGAGTTCTGGAAAAAAGATGAATTATTAAGTGTAAAAGCATCCTTGCCTATATCTAAATGGAACGCACAATGGATGCAAAACCCTACAGCGGAAGAGGGATCTATAGTAAAAAGAGAATGGTGGAATCGCTGGGAAGATGAAGACATACCGCCTTACTCTTACGTTATACAAAGCTACGATACAGCTTTTTCTAAAAAAGAAACCGCAGACTATTCCGCAATAACAACATGGGCGATATTTAACCGGGGCGATGAAAACGCAGATGAGATTATATTACTAGACGCAAAAAGAGTACGTTGTGACTTTCCAGAACTAAAAAAAATGGCTATGGAAGAGTATCGATACTGGGAACCAGACTGTGTATTAATAGAAGCAAAAGCATCTGGTACACCGCTTACACATGAATTGCGGCGTATGGGCATACCAGTCACGGCTTATGCTCCCAGTCGTGGACAAGACAAGGTAGCAAGAATGAATAGCGTAGCACCGATATTTGAATCAGGTATGGTGTGGGCACCAGAACACGACTTCGCAGATGAGGTTATAGAGGAAATGGCATCCTTTCCTTTTGGTGATTATGACGACTTTTGTGATAGTGCTACAATGGCTTTGATGCGTTT